CATCGGCCTCGAGCTGGGCCCGGTCGGCCTCCAGCTTCGCCCGGCGCGTGGAAAGTTCGGCCGCGCGGGCCGAGTTTGAGCCGTTGAGGGCCATCGGTGTCTCCTTCGTGGGGGAAAGGGCCGAGCGCGCGGGCTGCGACGCCGGCGGTGGGGACTGGGTCGAGGTTTCCGTGCCTTGGGCGACCGAAACGCGGGCCAGCAGGTTGGCGAAGGCCTGTTCCTCGCTCTCGATCGCATCGACGAAGCCGAGGGCGAGGCCAGACAGCGCGACATCGTCGTTCGTGGCCATGTAGACGCGGGCTTTGGTGCCTAGGAGCAGCTCCGGCGTCAGTTGCGGGCGCGACGTGCTGACCGACTCGACGAAGTCGCGGCCGACCTGATCGATTTCGGCCTTGAGGTGAGCCCTGGCCTCTTCTGTCACTGGCTTCCAACTGGCGAAATCGGTCTTGCCCTCGCCAAATTCGATGCTTTCGACTGTCAGGCCGACCTTCTTGTAACCCTCGGTCCAGTTCTCGATGATGATGCAGGCCCCGATGGAGCCCAGCAGGCCGAAGCGCGACGACGAAATCCGGTCCGCCGGCGCGCCGATCCAGTAGCCGCCGCTGCAGGACATTGATGCATAGACGTGGATCGGCTTGCCGCCAGCCGACGCACGGGCGTCACGCATGAAGTTGGTGACGTCGTCTAGCCCATCGGCGACGACGCCGCCGGGCGTGTTCTGGCGGATGAAGATGCCCTTCACGCGCTCGTCGGCGCTGGCCTCGCGCAAGGCTGCCAGGATGGTGTCGTAGCCGTGATACCAAACCCCGCAGTAGTACTCGCCCTGGGCGCTGATCGCGCCCGAGACTTCCATGCAGGCGATGCCTTGGAAAAGTGACCAGGCGAAGCCCTCGTCCTCGGGTTGGCCATAGGCCTGGCGAGCCCAAAGTGGAGCGTAGACCGCTGGCCTGCGAGCGGCGCTCGCATCGCCTTCGCTCTCCTCGATGGCGTCGTCGACGTGGTCCTGGGCGTGGGGGCGCTTGATCCCCACACGACGCAGCACAGCGTCCAAGCGGGTTTCGCGGAGCATGCCCCGCGGGTCTCCGGCCTGCAGGTGGTTCAGCAGAAGCTGCGCCTGGCCAGGCTCGAGCAGCAGGGGGCGGCGCGCATAGCGCGTCGCCAGGAGGGCGGGGTTGGACATGAAACCTCGGCAGGTTTGGTGGGCGACCGTCAGGCCGCGGAGCGAGCGTCGAGGAAGGCTTCGTGGTCCGCGCTCATCGCGAACCGAGCGATGGCGGCCAGGGCTGACTTGTCGCCCGGGCGGACGTCCTCGGGAGGAACGCCCGTCGAAGGCGGCTCAACCGGCGCGCCGGCGTTGGCGGCCGACAGATCGGTGTCGAGCGGTAGGCCGTACTTGGCCAGCAGTTCGCGCTTTTTGACGATTTCGCGGACCTTCTGCTCCATGATCTCCTCCCAGTCGTCGCCCTGGTCGGCGCACTCGTCCTGCAGGGTCGAGACGCCGGCCTCGATGCGGGCGGCGGCGGCGAGGATTTCCTTGGTCGGGTCGATGTAGCCGCGACCCGGGCCCCGCCAGAACGCTCGGCAGTAGGCGGCCTGGGCGTCGTAGAAGTCGGGCGCTCCGGCGGGAACCTGGATGTAGCCGCTGTCGAAGGCCTCCTCGAGCCAGGCCGCGAAGAACGGGCGCACCAGTTGGTCCTCGAGGCGGCTGAACTGGACCTGGATCTCCGCCCAGGCGTGGAGCATGGCCGCTCGCGCCGACGAATAGTTCGTCTGCGAGTAGTCCATGGTCATTTCTTCGTAGGTCACGCCCAGGGCGGCCGCGATTAGCCGCAAGATGGCCCGAACGAAGCTGTCGAACGACGTCACGTCCTTCGACTGGGACTGCATCTGGATCTCGTCGCCCAGCGGCATGACGGGGGCCCGGGCGCCGCCGCCCAGATTGACCGGGTTCGAGTTGTAGAAGTCCTCGCGGTCCTTCTCGAACTTCGACAGGTCCTCCGTCGAGAAGAACTCACTGACCGCCTCGGGCCCGGCGCTGGACTTCACGAACGCGACGATCAGCGCGTTAATCGTCGCCGCCTGCAGCGTGGCGTCGGTGAAGCTGGAGAGCGCCTTGAAGCTCTTCAGCGCCGAGACGAACCGGCTGACGCCGCGCGTCTGGCCGGCCCGCTCCAGTTCGAACACATGCAGGACCTGGGGACGGCCATGCGCGGTGAAGCGGTCGAAATCGTTCCAGACGAAGCTGCCGACGCCAAAGCCCAGGTCGTTGGGGTGGCGTTCGCGCAGCCAGTACTTGAACGGCACGCCGGCGGCATTGCGCTCGACGCCCCCGGCCAGGGTGGCGCTGTCGGGGCGCATGTTCGGATTGCTCAGCCGATCGGGATCGACCAGGCGCAGGCGGGTCTTGTAGCGGGTCGGCTCATCGGCGGCATACTCGACCAGGCCCAGGGCCTCGCCGTCCTGCGTGTCGTGCCCAGTCGCGGTGCGCAGCAGCTGGGCCCAGGACGAGCGACGTTCGGCGTCCACCTGAAAGTCGTGGCTGTTGGCGTAGGCCTGCCACTCGCTCTGGATCACGGCGGCCAGCTCGGCCGCCGCCTGGGCCGAGATCCCCAGAGCGCGGGCGTCGGGGCGGGAGGAAAGGCTCCAGCCCTTGCCGACGACCGCGTTCTTCTTGCGATTGATGACCGATGCGCCGACCGGGTCGTTGCGGCCGATGTCGCGAATACGGGCGACGGCGGTATTGCGGCCCGGCAACCAGTCCCGATCGGCGGAACCGATCACCGGCGCCCAGCCCTGCATCCAGGGGCCCATCCGGCTGGCGGAATCATAAGGCGAGCGCGCGGGATCCCCGCCGCCGGCGTTGGCCTGCGCCTTGGCGCGAGCGACTTCGACCGAGCTGATCGGTCGGCCGGAAGCGTGAACGAGATTGGCCATGATGGACCCTCCGACCCGCGCGCTCGTGATTTAGACCGCGTCCGCCGCCGGCGGCGGGATTTGGGCGGTGACCTCCGCCTTCACGAGATCGGGGAGGGCGGCCTTCAGCTCGGCCAATTGGCCGTCCACCTCGGCCAGCTGGCCATCCACGTCAGACTTTTGCGCCAGGACCTCGGCCTTCACCGCGTCGGCCATCGACGCCTTCAGCGCATCCAGGCCGGTCTGGATTTCAGCCTGCAGTTTCTCGGTGATCTCGGTGACCAGGTCGGCGCGCTGAGCGGCCAGAACTTCGATCACGGACTTCTGGATCGCGGCCTGCAGGTCGGCCGGATCGGCGGGCGCGCCGCCCGAAAGACCCTCGGATGCGGCGACCAGGTCGAGCGCGGCCTTGTCGAGGGCTTCCTGGGTCGAGTGAGCGACCGGCGTGTAGGGTGAGACGGCGACCGCGGCGACCGCGCCGACGAAAGCGGCGACGGCGGCGCCGAATGAAACAGATGAGACGAGGGCGATCTTGGAGGGCTGCTTGGCCATGGGCGTAGTCCTTTTGCGAGAGGGGCGGGGCTTAGAAGCGGAAACCGACAGCGCCGCGACGGCGGCGCGTAGGTGCGGTAGCGAGGCTGGTCAGCTCGGTGACGCGGTCCTTCAGGTCCTGCAGGTCGACCTTCGCGAAGTCCGTCTCGCGGCCGTTGTAGAGGATCTTGCTGGGCATCCGGCCGGTGCGCAGCTTCAGGAGCGCGTCCTTCAGACTGCTGAGCTCAAGCTCTTCGTCGATCGTCAAGGCCATTAGATCTGGGTCCTTCCGGCGAATAGCGAGCGGCGCTCGTATGCGCCCGGGTTGGGCGCGGTGATCGGCTGGGCGGGCGGCGGTGACGGGAGCTCAGCGGCGGCGAACAGCGGCAACAGGGCTTCTGGCGTCTTGGCGCGGGCGTCGAACAGGGCCCGCCATTCGTCGCTGGTGCGCTTGAAGGCGCCGCGCCACCAGAAGAGCGACCGCGCGTAGACCGCCAGGTCGAGACGTTCGTTGGCGCGGCCAGCGATACGGTTCCAATCACCGAGGACGCCGGCGCGGCGTGTGCGGGGTTTGATGAAGACTTCGGCGGTCAGCTGCTGGAAGTCTTCTTCGGTGGCGGCTTCCGGGTTGTAGAGGCCGCCCGGCAGTCGGGCCCCCGCCTCGGCTTCCAGCGAGGTCGACAGCATCGAGTAGATGGCCGCCTTCAGGCCCCAGCCGCCGACCAGGTAGGGCTGGCCGGTGACCGTGCCGCCGTCCTGCAGGCGCAGGATGGTGCGCTTGCCCTTGACCAGCGGGACGCCTTCCTTGTCGGAAGAGCCCTTGAGGGCGACGACGTTCGGCCGACCCCGGACGAAGCGATAGACCCGCTCGGTGACCCCCTTCTTGCCGCCGGAGTCGATGCCGACGACGTCGAAGCCCAGGTCAACCGTGGCGTCGCCCTCGTATCGGCGACCGATAATCACGGCCAGCTCCGCCCAGGCCTGCTCGGTGAGCGGATCGTGCTCGATGACGCCCCAGTCGAAGCGGGCCATCGAGAGATCGGGCCCCATCGCGTAGGCGTCCCACTCGATCCGGTCGCCCTGAACGTCGGCGACGAGGACTATCTCGCAGGCCCAGGCCGGTACGCGGCCGCGAACGACGAAGCGGCCCCTGACGTTGAACAGCTTCTTGAAATCGGGGGTGTCGGTGGCCGGATCCCACGCCCGGTTCAGCTTCTGCTGCCAGAAGACCTTCAGTGCGTCCGGATCGGTGCCCTTCTGCAGGTCGCGGAGTGCATCCTGGTACTCGGCCCACAGCTTGGCCCAGGATTTCAGTTTCGAGTAGGCCTGCCAGGCGCTGAACGATGGCTCGCGGCCTTCGGTGCCCCGGGCCCGCCAGGTCTCCAGCTCGTCGTCTTCGAACCACTCGGGCGGGGGCGGATTGGCCGGGTCGTCCGAGGGATAGGTCTTCAGCCACACGGCCTCGTCGATCATCGTCGATTTGTGGACCTCATCGATCACGCAGCCGTTCGCCGCGCAGATGAACACGGTCCGCCCGGCGTTCTTCTCCGGCCCTTCCATTCGCTCGAATTCGAGGGTCTGCCAGCAGCTGCAGGACGGGCACTGGGCGTAGGGGACGCGTTGATCCCCGTCCTCCTCCATTTGGGTGATCAGGCACCCGGGGAGTTCCTTGCGGGTCGAGATGTGCAAGGCCTTGAAGTCGTCATGGGCGTCGCCCCGCGCCTCGGCCTGCTTCAGGGGCGGCCCGCGCCCCCCAACCTCGGGTGGGTACTCGGACACCTCGTCGCAGATCAGGCGCTTGATCGAGCGGCCCTGCAGGCCCTTCGATGAGTTGGCCGTCGTGACGACCAGGAACCCGCCGCGGAAGCGCTTGAACTTCGACGTGGAGCCGGTCCGGCCGCGCTCGACGACGTCGAACACCTTCCAGGGTCGGCCGGCCTCGCGCGACGCGTCGAGCGTCGGCTGCCACTTGGTGTTGTTCCAGTTCTGTTGCTCGTCGAGCGATGGAACGACCAGCATCATCGACGCTGGATCGTCGGAGATCGTCTGGCCGATCCAGTTCAGCGCCCAGCTGTTC